CCGTCACCGTCCTTCAGTTTCCCGACGATGATGGACACCCCCTCCGTCACCTTCTTGCGACGGAAGGATCCATCCTTGAAGTCCCCCGGTTGCCGGACACGGGCGGCGTGTTCGTTTGGGTAAGGCATCTGCTTCTCTCCCTTAGCCCTTCAGGGCCTCCATCAGAGCGTTGGTCACGATCCGCACACAGCGGTTCCTCTCGGCATCGGCAATCTGCTGGGTCGTCTTCCACCCGACCGCCTTCATGTACAGCGATTGCTTCTTCGGATCCATCAGGTAGGCCCCGTAGGCCTTGACCCCATTCCCAATGTCGTGCGTCAGGCCGTTCGGGTTCCAGACGTGCGACCATTGCTGCCCGAACCGCTTGGATGTGGGCGACTGGCTCCGGCGATAGGGGACATCGATCCCCGACTTCCCCGGGTTCCGCATCGCCCACATCATGAAGCGGCGTTGTCGATCGCTCACCCACGTCATGCCGTATACCGACTTGCGGCTGGGCCGCAACTTGGGCGGGTACTTTTTGGCGACCTTCAGGACGTGCTCGCCCGCCTGATACATCCCCACCCGCAGGGCCTTCCCACCTTCCAAGGCCTCGAGTTTCTTCACGATGGGTTCTATACCGTCAATGCTGATGCGAGCCATTCGCCCCTCGTCATGACGGTGAACCCAATCATACAGCGACACGCAGGGTGGGCCGGGGGCTGATCGATCTGCTCCCCGGTCCTCGGATGGGTGAACGGTTGACCATCCTGCACCTGCATCCCGTGAAGAGGCCCGCAGGTGGGGCATACCCTCTCATCGGCCATCGTCATCCACTCGGCCACCAGAACCTGCTCCCCTCCGGCCTGCATCCCGAGGCGTGCGGCGAACCTCGCCGCCTCACTACTCGCCTTGGTCACCTCCGTGATGGCGATCAGGTTGGCCCTCACCGGGGGAAAGCCAGCGGCCATGAGTTCCTTCTGCAACTTGGCGAGATCCCACCCCTCCCGGTAGAAGCGACCGACCAGATCCCCGACGATCTTGTGCGTCGTCTCTGTGCAGTACCGGGAGGCCGTGTAGGCGTTCGCCCGTGCGAAGTCCGCCGCCGCCTGATTGACCATCGACCAATCCACCTCGAAGCCCGCCTCGAGTACCAGATCCAGAGCGGCGTCTTGGAAGGCCGCTTCCAACCCCGCATAGAGCAGGGCCGTCAGTTCTCTCTCCATCTGTTGCCAGATCCCCGACGATAGGTTCGCCTCATCCGGGGGATCACCCAGACCGGCTAGGATCTCATCGATCCACCCCCGCCCCTTCTGCACGATGCCTCGGGAGATCTCGACCTCCCAATCGCTCCGGCTCACGGGTAACCCATCCACCGATCTGCGAAGGCCACCCCGATCTCGTCCTCACTCCGGGCGAGTTCGAGATGGGCGTCGATGGCCGCCTTCAGCGATGCAGGCACGTTCGAAGTCAGGAAGGGGACAGCAGCCGATCCGGTTTCTCGGAACCGGCGAACCGCCTTGCGGTGCCAGTTCTGAAGGTCCCGTTTCATGGGTTCCGGCGTCTCGCTGTCCCCTTCCGCCTTCTCGTCCTCATCCTCTTCGGCCTCATCCTTCGGGGGTTTGCCCGATCCCTTCGACAACCGATCACGCAACACCGCCCGGGCCTCGGCCTTCTCGACCAGACGTGCGGCGATCCGCTCCATCTGCTGTTCACTTAGGTCGTATCCCAAGATCTCCACGGCGATGTCCAGATCGATCCCCGCCTGCACCAAGTTCACCAGCGATCCGCTCCGCATCTCTTCGTCCTGCTGGAAGACGGACAGGCGATTTGGGGCGAATACCAGACGGTAGCCCGCAGGCTGGAACATCTGCTCGTTCCATGACCGCTCGATGAAGCGGGCTTCAGGGATGACGCACTTCTCGTACAGGTTCTGGTCGTCCTGTTGACTGATCGCTCGGTTCACCCCACCCGTGGAGAACATCAGCGACTGTGGGATCCCCAGAGCCGTAGCGATGTCCTCCCGCTTCTCTTTGGTGAGCTCGACGTTGGATAGATCCTTGATCCCCTCACCGATGATCGTTGGCTTCACCGATGCGGCGATCACGTCGCTCCCCCATGCGCCCTTGCTCCCAGACGACACCCGACGCCACCACGCCAGCAACCGACTGCGCTCCTGCGGCTGAGGCTCCCCCTCGACGGTCAGGAGCGTGGCCTTCACCGCTCCCCTCTCGAAGAAGGACGATGCGAACAGATCCACGTTGAGGATCACGCCTGCGGCAGCCAGGGCGGCTTCGACCGGCGACCGACCCCGGTCCGTCTCGCTGAAGAAGTTGGGGATCCGGGTGTAGACGATGTCACCCAGTTCGAGACGCTTGGGCGATCCACCGATCACCCGCTCGAAGTGGGTCAGCCCCGCCATCTGGTCCCACTTGGGGAAGACGCTGTTGGGATACAGCCACCGAACATTTGTGGGCCGGATCAGGTTCTGCCCCTTGAACAGGAAGTTGCGCCCGTGGATGCACAACGCCCCCTCGGACTGATAGAGCAGGTCGTAGATGTTGGGGAGCCACCCGATGGCGTTCTGGTAGTCTTCCCCGCTGTCGATGATCTCCTCCCCCTGATAGATGTCGAACGGCATGTTCTGAAGGGCCTGCGACCGGAGATGCACCGCCCTGAAGAGCCAAGGCACCCGCTCGTACAACTTGCGGAGATCCGATCCCCCCTCCCGTTCACCTGACAACCACCGCCACGCCTCCTGCGGCAGACTTTCCAGAGGCACGGACTTGGTCCCATCGAACAGTCGAGTTCGGTTATTCGCCATCGATCACTCCGAGTAGGTGTCGTCGCTCATAAGCAGACGATGCTCCGACACCGGCAGGAAGGCCAGCATCAGAGCATCCGCCACATCAGGAGAGAAGCCGAGATCCCGGCGCATGTCTTCTTTGGCGACGATCTTCAACTGTCCCTTGGAGGTGTAGGCATACTTGATCGCCACAAGTTCACCACTCAGCCTATCATACAGCGGTTTTGGTAGGTGCCGCAGGCTGATCTCCCCCTTCTCGAACCTCTGACGAAGGAGCCAGTATCCCTCGGCCCTCAGGTTGGCGAAGGCATCCTTGTCGACCGCCCCCGCTCCGACATTCACCCCCCTGACCTTGACGTCCAGTTCCTTCAGCCGATCCACCACCCCGGCCCCGACCCCGATCTCGTCCACCGCACAGGAGACCTTACGCCGAGAGATCCGACCGACCAGCGACATTGTATCCTGCCCGTGGATGATCTCCCCCTCGACCGCAACGTCTCCCTTCCGACCGATGATGCAGGAGTCGTCATCCCCGAAGCGGGCCACATCGACGCCCAGATGCAACTTGGCGTCCCCGATCTTTAGGTCACTCTCCCTCGCCGCCTCGATCCACCCCTGATGGATCAGTTGGTCCTCGCCCTGTTCGGGGAAGATCCCAAGCACCCTCGCCTGATAGACAGGACTGTCCTTCCCCCATTGTGCCCGCCTCGCCCTGACCCACTCCGGCGAGATCCGGCCTGCTTTGACCGCCTCATCGATGGTCACATGCCGGACATCCCAATCCTCGTAGCCCTTCTGGTGAGAGCAGATCTGGTAGAAGCGACCCGACCGATCCCCCGGCGTGCTGATCGCCAACGCCAGCGACCGATCATCTGTCATGGCCCCCTCGGTCGCATCCCAGATCTCATCGGGGATCGCCTTGGCCTCGTCGTAGATATAGATCACCACCTCCGAATGAGCACCCTCGATGCTGTCGGCGTCGTTCGAAGCCACGGCGAACGCCTGCCGGTTCTCCCCGACCTTCAGGGCCAGCACCTGCAACTCATCCGGGGTGAAGGGCGGCCTGCCGACCTTCGCCCAATCCAACCGCCTCGCCCACTTGTGGACTTCAGGCCACAGGAACTTCGACAACTGCCGCCACACGGAGGCGGTCGTGACCACCTTCACCTCGTCGAAGCACATCACCCCCCAGATGATCGCCCACGATGCGAAGGCGGTCTTGCCCAACCCATGCGGCCCATGCACCGCCAACCGCCGTTTCGCCAGCCACCTGCGGGCGATGTCCAGATGGTAGTCGGTCGGCCCTTCCCCATCCTTCCACCTGAAGGCCCACAGGATGAAGCCAGCGAGATCCTTCTGGAACCGTCGCAGATCCGACCCGCTACGCCGAGCCGCAAGACGGCGCCCTGCCTCGGCCCTCGCTTCGACCACCAGCGAGACAACAGCCCCAGCAGGGACGCCAGCCACGATCTCCGAGACGTCAGATCCCGACCGCTTCACTCATCCCCACCCGCTTGTTCGGCCATGTATTGAGCGACAAGCCGTTCGAAGATCACCGACGCAGGCAGGCCCGCCTTCTCCAACTCCTCCTGCCACTTGACCACCATGGGCGCATCCAGACCGAGCAACTTGGCCCGCCTCTCCATGATCTTCAGCAACCGATCCACCACCTGCGGGGCCTTCCCTTCGACCGCCGTGCGGTAGTAGGCCATCCAGAGTTGGTCCAGTCGGGCCAGTTCGAGCATCCGAACATGCTCCGCTGGCTCCCGGATCATCTCCTGCAGGGCCTTCTCGACCGCTCGGAACGCCCCCGACGCATCGGCGTATCCCAACTTCTCTGCGATCTGCTCGTAGTTCAGCCCCGCCTTCTTCGCCTCCAACGCCTTGACCTGACGCTCCCTCGCTTCGATCATCCGCTTGCTGGCCTTCTGTTCACCTCTCCCTGCCATGCTATCCTCTCTCCCATAGGCTCATGCGATTTAGGTGGTCTTCCCGTACCGCTCCATCAGCCAATAACGGACAACCGAAGGGACAAGAAGATCGTGTTTGGACTTCATTCCCGTCAGGTTCCGGGGATCCCGGCCTTGGCAAGACTGTTCAGGATGTTCTCTCCCGTGGCCGATCTCCCGCCGACTGCACCACGGGGCCGGAAGTGGGCCGTTCCCCACTTCT